ATTCAACGATGTATGTCTGACGATAAAATGGTAAGTGAATATGAAAACACGGAACAAAGATTAGCCGTTTGTTCAACAACTTACGAAGAAGCTAAAAAGTGAGCCTAACATTAAAAGGTGATTATTACATAGTATTTATGAACCCAGACTTACATAAAAGAGATTGGAACGCAATCCGTTTAATAATGAAAGTAGCAGAAATAAATTACTGTTTATATATCGATTATAATATTAAGCAATTAGAATTACACTCAGTAACAAAAGAAGATTTTGAAACATATAAATATAACCCTAATTAAATGAAATTAGTAAAGATAAGCGAGGTTAAACCAAACCCAAAAAACCCCAGGATAATAAAAGACGGAAAATTCCAAAAGTTAGTTAAGTCTATACAAGAATTTCCTGATATGCTAAATAAACGTCCGTTAGTGGTTTTTACTGATGTAGACGGTAAATATGTTGTCTTGGGTGGTAATATGCGTTTAAAAGCCTGTAAAGAGATAGGATTAAAAGAAATACCGATTATAATAGCTGATGAATGGACTGAGGAACAAAAAAACGAATTTTTAATCAAAGATAATGTAGGTTTTGGAGAATGGGATTGGGATAGTTTAGCAAACGAATGGGACGTAGAAAAGTTAGAGGATTGGGGTTTAGATTTACCGATTTTAATGAACGAACCAAGTTTAGATGAACTAATAGGAGAAGAAAAAAATAAACCTGCTTCAATGAAGATTACTTTTAAAACAGTTGAACAATTACAAGAAGCCGAAAACGATATTCAAGAATTAATAGAAAGAAAATTTAACGGAGCATTTTATTCAGTAAGTGCAGGTGAAATATGAGATTAGAAATTGCATCGAATAAAGCCGTTAAATATGCTTGCTTAAACTTTCATTATGCAAAAGTACTTCCTACTTATTCTATTGCTTTTTCAGTTTTTAATTCAAAACAAGAATGGTGCGGTTGTGTTTTATTTGGTGGGGGAGCTTCAGTAAATATGCCTAAAAAATTAGGTTTAAATAGTGGTCAATATTTAGAGTTAAATAGAATGGCGTTAAATGGTAAACAAGAATCAACAAGTAAAGTTTTATCTATTGCTATTAAATTAGTTAGTAAAAAAAGTCCTACGTGTAAACTTTTATTTAGTTATGCTGATAAAGGACAAAACCACTTTGGAATAATATATCAAGCTACAAATTGGAATTATATTGAAGATATAGAAAGTAGTGGAACTGAATACTATTTTAAAGGAGAATGGAAACACGATAGAGGTAGATATTCTTGGGGAGTTGATTTTAAAAAATTACCTAAAAGAAAAAAAGCAGGTAAACACAAATATGTTTATCCACTTGACAAAAGTTTAATACCTTTGTGTAAGTCTTTAAGTAAACCATATCCAAAACAAGCGGTTGAAGTTCATAAGTTGAACAATTCACAATCCAGTGAAAAGGTAGGCGGTGCGAATCCGACCCAACCGCTCTAATAACAGCACAATTACAGCACAATGGGAGCAAAAGATATTGAACAGCATAAATTTCAAAAAGGCGAATCAGGAAACCCTACTGGAAGACCTAAAGGAAGTAAAAACCGTAGCACAATAGCACGTCAATGGTTAGAAACAACACAAAAAGCAAAGAACCCAATTACAGGGGTTGAAGAAATTTTAACGCAAGAAGATTTAGGAACTTTAGCAATGGTTAAGAAAATGCGAGAGGGTGATGTTTCAGCTTATAAAGAGTTAATGAACTCAGCATACGGTGCGCCATTACAACAAATAGAACAAACAATTTTAGAACAGCCATTATTTCCTGATGTTTCAGAGAACGACAGCAACGAATAAAGTACTTGCATTAAAAAGACGAACTAAAATAATACAAGGGGGTACGGCAGCTTCAAAAACGTATTCTATTTTAGCAGTATTAATAAACAAAGCAATACAACAGCCTAATTTAGAAATAAGCGTAGTAGCTGAGTCAATACCACACTTAAGACGTGGAGCATTAAAAGACTTTATTAAAATACTTAAATGGACTAATCGTTTTAACGATGAGCAGTTCAATAAATCTTTATTAACCTATAACTTTAAAAATGGAAGTGTTTTTGAATTTTTTAGTGCGGATGATAGTAGTAAGTTACGTGGTGCTCGCCGTGATATTCTTTATATTAACGAATGCAATAATGTTACCTTTGAATCTTATAATGAACTTTCTATACGGACTAAAAAAGAAGTATTTTTAGACTTTAACCCTGCTAATGAGTTTTGGGTGCATACGGAACTAAAAGACGAACCCGATGCAGACTTTATAATACTTACTTACAAGGATAACGAAGCCTTAGATAACTCAATAGTTGAACAAATAGAAAAGAACCGCTTAAAAGCAGAAACAAGCGCATATTGGGGTAATTGGTGGAGAGTTTATGGGTTAGGTGAAATAGGAATGTTAGAAGGCGTAATATTTAGTAACTGGAAGCAGATTGATACAATACCAAAAGAAGCAAAGTTAATAGGGATCGGGTTAGACTTTGGTTATACAAACGACCCAACAGCAGCAGTTGAAATTTACAATTATAACGGAACACGAATCTTAAACGAATTAGTTTATCGTACAGGAATGTTAAACTCAGACATAGCTAAAACACTTCCTAATAATTGTCCGATATATGCTGATAGTTCCGAACCTAAATCAATAGACGAAATAAGACGCTACGGAAAGACGATTAAAGGAGTTACAAAAGGCAAGGACTCAATTAACTACGGAATTGATGTTATGCAAAGCCAAGAATATTTAGTTACGTCAAACAGCGTTAATTTAATCAAAGAACTTCGGGCTTATTGCTGGGATGTTGATAAACAAGGCACACGATTAAACAAACCTATTGACACAAATAACCACGCTATTGATGCTTTACGTTATCACGAAATGGAAACATTAGGATTAAAGCGCAATTACGGAACATATAATATACGTTAATGACAGATGATACAGCGGTAATGACCCAAGAAGTTGAGAACTATGTGTATATTAGAACGGGTAAGCGTGTAAAGATAGTTTTTAACGACTCAATGAATTTAAGAAAGCATTTAATATTACTTGGCGAAGCGTATGCAGTTGCCGTGTACTACAATAAACAAAATAAAACGTTTAAATAATATGAAGTTAGAATTAATCGTTCCAACAAAACTTAGTGAGATACCTTTAAAGCATTACCAGAAGTTTTTAGGTATTGCCAAAAACACGAACGACGAAGTTTTTTTAGCTGAGAAAATGATACAATGTTTTTGCGGTATCGAACTAAAAGAAGTAGTTAAAATTCAGTTTAAAGAAATAGAAGCATTAAGCCACCATTTTGCAGCGATGTTCAAACAAAAGCCTGAATTTAAAAACAGGTTTAAGATTGCAGGAGTTGAATTTGGGTTTATTCCTAACTTAGAAACTATGACTTGGGGAGAATATATAGACCTCGAGGCCAATATAAGCGATATAGAGACGTTTCACAAGGCAATGGCTGTTATGTATCGCCCTATCGTAGAAAAACACGGAGACAAGTATAAAATAGAACCTTACGAAAGTGCTGCTAATTATTCTGAAATAATGGAAAACGTTAGTTTAGATATAGCATTAGGAGCAAAGGTTTTTTTTTACAATTTAGAGAACGAGTTATTAGGGGCTACTCTGTCTTATTTGGAGACGGAGATAATGAAGGAGAAGGAGATAGCAACGACTTTAGCGAAAGAGCTCAATTTAGCAAACAATGGGGCTGGTATCAAAGCATATATGCAGCAGCTAAAGGAGACGTCACAAAGTTTGAAGAAGTTACCCGACTTCAGCTTACAACAGCACTTACCTTCCTTACTTTCGAAAAGCAAAAAATCGAAATTGAGCAACGTGAATTAAACAGACAATTTAAAAAAGGACTATGAGTTATTACGGAATATTAAACATAATTAAGGCGGAGTTAGAAGACACGCAATTAGTGAACACGGTAACGCAAGGAGATATATTTAGAATCGACTTAGCTAAACAGACTATATTTCCTTTGGCTCATATCATTGTAAATAATGCAACGTTTGAAAGCAATGTTATTCGTTATAACATATCGATTATTGCTATGGATGTTGTAGATATATCAAAAGACGAAACAACGGACATTTTTATAGGCAACGATAACGAGCAGGACGTATTAAACACTCAGATAACAATGTTAAATCGTGTTTACGATAGATTAACTCGTGGTGATTACTTTACTAATTTAGGAATCATTGACGGCAACCCAACTTGTGAACCATTTATAGAAAGGTTTGAAAATAACTTAGCAGGGTGGACGATGACATTTGATTATTTGATAGGCAACGAAATGACTGTTTGTGATGGATAGACAAAAAGTTTTAGACCGATTTATTAAGCACGTTGTTAGTCAAGCTAAAAAGAATTTAACGACTACAAATAAAAACGCATCCAAAAAATTATACAACTCAATTAAGGGCGAAGCAAAAGCATTTCCGAACTCAATAGGTATTTATTTCGATATGGAAGAATATGGGTTCTTTCAAGACCAAGGAGTTAGGGGGGCAAACCCAAGTAAAGTTTCAAAAAATGCAAGAATACGAGTACAGCAAGCACCAAACAGCCGTTTTAAATTTGGCTCAGGAAGTAGCAGCGGAACGTGGAGTACTTTTGTTAGGGGAATTGAAAAATGGGCAAAAAGACGGAATATAAGATTACGAGATGAAGCAGGAAAATTTAAAAAAGGAAATTATAAAACAATAGCCCAAATAATAGCAAGTAATATTTATGCACGAGGGTTAGAGCCTACATTCTTTTTTACCAAACCATTTGAAGCAGCTTTTAAAAACCTACCTGATGACTTAATAGAAAGTTATGGGTTTGAGGTTGAAGATTTATTTAATGACATAATGAACCAAACATTTAAAAAATGATATTTGCACGAAACCCATATATTGTAACGATTGACGAACTTGCTCAAGAAAGCACCCGATTAGAATTGTTTTTATGGAACGGAACAGGCTCAGCACCTGCAGCTCCTACTTATTCACTTAGTAAAAAAATTCCAAGTTCAAATCAAACAGAAACTTTTTATAATATCGCTCCTTTCATTCGTGAGTTTTTTGACTTTTCGCAATCAAACTCAGATGTTACGGGTACTGATGACTTAACAAATGATTATGCGTATTGTAATGTAGAATATAAAACTTATTACACTTTAAACGGGGTAGAAAGTTTAATAGCTACTTATACAGACAAAGCGTTTGACGGCTTCGGTTATTATGAAGACGGTTATAATTATTCAGGGCAACAAATTTTATTAACTGATTTAAGTAATTATGGCGGTTCAAATATTTACTATTACCCTTGTGATGTTGACCCCGAAGG